CTTCGTGCAACAGAAGAACTTACCATTGGCAGGATTAGTACCCCACACCAAACTCATACCGTCCATCTTCATAGAGATGTGAGCACGATCATACAGAAGATCAAAGACTGACATATCGCCAGTCAAAATAGTATCTTCGGGGTGAGAAATGTGTGTTTGTGTCATAATATGGTGTGGTCTCGTACTATAGATGACCTTTCAAGGTGAGTAATTACGTCAGGGGAGAACTACCCAAACTTTGTCATCAGGTTTCATGATAGTATGATTATCAACATAACGAGTTGCTTCTACATTCGTCATTGAATAATTAGTTTCTAAAAATGATATTGATTCTGATTTTGATTGAAACAATCTCATCTGTTTGTGTGTCATTTTAGAGCCTTAGATGCGGCATGTGCCTTTGCAGTCAATTGAATTGCCTCTTTCTTATTTGGTTTTCTGCCGTGTTTCTTCTCAAAATCAGCACGAAGTTGTGACTTCACATCTTTTCTACTTTGACCAGTTTCTTTATTACGTGCAGCATCTCTTTCTTTTCTTGTCATACCACCACCTTCTGCAGTTTTCCAACTACGACGTGGTTTTGCAGGTTCAGTCTTTTTAGGTTCTGCTTTCTTTGTCTTCAGAAGTTGTGTTGCTTTCTTTTCAGCAGCAGTTGAAGATGTTTCAGTCTTCTTAACTTCAGTACCTGCCTTTCTTGCCGCAATACGTGCTCTTGCTGCTGCTTTTCTTTCTGCCTTTACCTTATCGGCATAAGATTGTTTGACTTCAGTTGAACCACGTTCTTTTTCAGGTTGTTGTTCTCTTTCAGAACGTGCCTTAGTTGTACCTACATCTTTACGAGTCTTATATTCACCAACAGGTGCCATCTTACCACCACCAACTGCCTTCATGCGTGGTGATTGACCAGGCTTTCTTCTTGTTTCAGTTTCTCTCTTAGGTTGTTTCCTACCACCTTCACCAGTTCTACGAATCTGTGCGCCTTTGAGGTCAGGATCGTACGCTTCTGATAGGAAATCTCTTAATGTTTTCATTCTTCTACAACCGTAGCATTTTTGAACCCACCAGTTTTACCATCAATGTTGGCAACCTTTGCATCTAAACCCTCACGGGTTGCATAAGTTACTTTCTCCGATGATTGGTCAGACCATCTATTACCACCAGCATAATATACTGTGATGTTTGAATCAATCAATGATGGTTTAGTTGCGTAAAAGGCCATGATTGGAGGGTGATAATATGATTATTTATCACCCATGATATTATCAGGAGAAGAAACAGTCAGGAACTGACAAATCTTCAACATAAGCATCGACGGTTTCACCACTTTGAATCTCTAACACTTTTTCCCAATCGATGTTTTGTGGGATGAAATCATCCATAACATCTAGTTCCAAAGTAATTCTAAACTTTTGACGCTGAGGAAGATAGGTGGCAGACATGATACTCCTGATTGACACCTTAAAACTATAGTCTATTTAGGAGCGGGTGTCAATAAACTTGTGACACTTTTACAACTGTCTACCGAGTTCCAGTGACGTATGACACCAGCGACAATAAAGCAGTTTGTGATGAAATAAGTAACAAAAACCACAGTCCTAATGACAGCGATATAATCAGCTTCCCTGTCCGTTCTTCCATCTTTCCTACCTAATGCTAGTGACCAAATTCTCCACATCACCAACCAGGAGGAACAACAACCATATCGCGATAGTAATCCATATTATACCAATAACAATCCAATAGTCTTAAATTATTAATTGGTAATTGATTACTATCATAAGGGTCTAACATTGTAAATTCTGCACAATGTTGAATAATCTCTTGAGGAACTTCTATTTTCTGCCAAGTGATTGGCTCTGTAATAATAATAGGTATCATTTGATGTAACCGTTTTCAACTAACCATTTACGTGTGAGTGGAGTGGGTGTATATACTTCCCACATATTACCACCAGCACAAGCATTAAGTGCTTTCATAGTCATTTCCTCAGTCAATCCTGCCCATTTGGCCTCTGATTCCCAAGGAACTGCAGAAGGTGGATATGTTTTCTCTGTCATATCTCTCCAGATTTGAGGAACATCCTCCTCTGGTAATATAATAGCAATTAATGAGTTTTTGATACTTCCTGCCATACAATCCTGAGCAGCATGCCATCCTTCATGTCTCATAACTGTCATCAAGACATTAGGACGATGCATAAAAGCATCATTAAGATAAAAATTATTACTTACGGTATGATAAACACCACGATGTCCAGGTGGAAAATATTTTTGAGGAGCAAGAAATACTTTCACTCCTACTTGTTGAAGTGCATTTAATATAGTATTAAATTCACCAGAAACTAAAGAAAAATCTGATTTAGGATATTTTTTTGAAATATCTTTGATTGAAATTATTTCTTCAACCCCGTCAGTACATTCTCTAAGAATCATACAACCCATCGCATCCATGGTGTAATAACCCTGAGTGGGTTCAGCCATGGCTGGAGGGACGATCAATAGAGATAGTCCTAACAAAACATTCTTCAGTTTCATGTTTAGATTTCCTTGTTTTTATATATTCTAATTCATCCCAATACTGACTATGACAAACAACTAGAATATGATCGTTACAGTGTAACACATTTTTTACCAAATTACAATAGGGTTTAGGTTTAATCCCTACTTCAATAGTAATATATTCATCACACTTAAAATATACCCAACCCTCATCAATACCACCATAATGGTGCCATTTTACATAATCATTGACTTCTACGTCAAATGTTTTCATCTCTAATTCTGGGTACTCCAATGAGGGAGATAGTTTCTTGTTGACGAAAGTAGAGCTTGACATAACAACGAAGAGCCTCTTTTAATATCACAATATCGTTACAATCATTTATCTCGCGAGAAAGTCTCTCATAAGCAAAAGACTTAGAAGGTGATTCTAATGTTATTTGTGATGGATCTAGATTATTCATTGAAAGCTGCCATGAGGGGATTTAAGTTAAGTTGCATAGCAGAATAAGGAGTCGTATCTTCTGGGCTTACAACTTTACCAGGTTTGTCTTTATGTATAGGTGCCATAAAGACACATTTACGACGACAGAAAAATCCCCATACAGAACTTGGTCTTTTATCTGTATATGAAAATTCGGTGTCAAGATTTCTTATCCAAATACGTTTGATTGTCTTTGAATAATCATCAGTCCAGTATTCATAACCGTTAGGTGGTCGATGAGGAAATTCCATTGTCAGTTGATTCATTATATGATTGAAGAAGATCTAACATCTTCTTTCTCCACTCCATGAGCTCATCATAACATCCCTGATTATATGCACAACCACGGAGTTTGGCGTCAGGTTTGAGGACACTCTCAATCATAAGATCAAGAGCACGTTTTTCGGATTCAGTCATCAAAAACTTTACATTGTGGAGAACCTGGATGGGTATCACAAAAATCATCTAGGAGTTTATCTCTGTGACGTGAATGCCAATCATTGATAACACCTTCACTTTCTTTTACCTCATCTTCCTCATGAGGTTCATTTGAATGGAAGTCAACCTCCCACTCAGAATATTTGTCGTTGGGATCCTTTTGTTTAGTCATGTTAGGAAACTTTCGATTACTTCAGATGGTTCATTATCTGTTAAACCATATTTAGTGGCTTTTTCAATATTCTCTCTGAGCTTACCATAAAACTCAGGATACAGATCATTATCGTGTGATGTAATGAGGTCAAAACACTCTTCCTCATTTGATGCCCTCACTGCCCAAATACCACCATATTCTGATTGTGGAAATGGTACGAAGTGATCAACAATAAAAAGATACTTCATCTGCTCCTGTAGTTTACTCTGATAGTATAATAGATTTAGACTTGTTTGTCAATAAGACCTAACTGACGCTCAAATTCATACTTAAGTTTATAAAGTTTACTTTGAATGTAATCTTTATACTCAAATTCCTCTGTTAGTGCAAATAGATTTTCCACTTGCGCATGTGCAATTACAAGTTTTTGTTTCTTGTCCATCATTTTGTTCAGTTAATTTACTTACAAGATACTCTGCGAATGCTTCCATTCGATTTGGATGAATGGCACGAATGTCTGATTGCTTTAATGCTATCCCAATAGATTCGATTTCTTGTTGAGAAAGCTTGTTGTCTTTAGAAGGAAGAGTCATAGTGTTGTCAAATCCTAACATATCTATCTGAATTTTAGACAAATTTATTCAGTAAGACCGATTTTGTTAAAAAACGTTTCTTTATGAAGTTCGACAACAGTTTTCTTCCATGCAATCTGAAATTTTTCATCAAAATCTTTCTGATATACAGGAAGAAATGCAAGCAATGCATGACTAATGTCAACTACATCCTGTTGATTACCACTGTTTACTGCATCATTCAGTTTTTCTGAAAGAAAATCTACAGTGCTAATTTTATTGAATGAATCCTCAAGGTCATTCATTACTTTCCAAGTTTCATTGTAATTCATTTGATTACTTGCCAGTTGTTGTCATTAGTTTTGTTCATCCAAAAGTGGTAACGTCCAGTAATAGAACTCAAAAACATTTTATCATCAGTTTCTTGTTCTACTTTACAAGAATGCAATTGGTCCATCATGTTATGAAAACGATTCTTAGCCTTGGTAGACTTGGGTTGGACACAGACGAATTTACTTTTCATTTTTCTGTTGGTTGACAAGTCAATTGTAGGGTATCAGAGACCTGAAAGGGGGGTTCTGTAGACACTTCTTAAACTGTCTCTACGTCCCCCTTACGGGGGGTCTACGACCTCTTTCCCAGTCTTTTTTTATTACAATTTGATAGAACCCTTTTATCATGTTGTTCCCATTTCCTTTCTTCTTTCTGTTCTGGTGTCAATTTAGATAGGGGTATTCCATTCCAGGTTTTCTCCTTCACCTTCTTCCTGAACTTCCCCGTCGTTCTTGTTTTGATAATTTTATCAATTGTTTCCTGAGGTAACTTTCGACCCTTCAAAGTATTAGATATTTTCTGACGGGTTTCATCAGACTGTGTATGTCCCATCAATGTTTTAGATATTCTTTGTTTTAACTCTTCGGGGGGTTTATAACCCTTTCTTGATTGAACTCTCTTCTGAATGGTCTCCTCTGACTGAACATTACCAGAGGGACCTTCACCACCGTCTGTTAGATTTCTAAGTATTCCTGTACCAATATCCTTTCTACCAAGAATACTAATCATATATCTTTCGTGTTTAAAACTCTCTTCCTCTGTCAGATTAGTTTTTAGAAACTTTCTTCTCTCTACAGGGGGTAATCCTACCTTTCTGTGTGTAGAATGAATTCTGTTCCCTCTACCTTTACCAATATAATAGGGGGTTCCATCCTCCCTACAGTACATGTAGGTGTAATAGTTATTCATAACATCTTATACTCGACAATACTATTTAGAAAGGTTGTCAAACTAAAACCCCCTCGAAGGGGGGTTTTACATCTATGTGTCGAGTATAGACGTTCTATTTAGTTGTCTCTAATAAGGTCTTATAGTATCCTTATCTTCTCTGACAAACCTAGTCTACTCGACATCTTTATACCTGTCAAGTAGTTCATCTTCTTGAAAGTATGTACATAGTTCACACCTAGGTAAACCAAGTAGATACTGTTTCATGTGTGTCAGTTCGTGTAATAGGGTTCTGTCGTGTTCATCACCTCGTAGGTTCTCATCGATTTGAATGACAAACTCATGGTCATCTTCGATTAAAAACCACCCCATCACACCCTCATCAGATAGGGGCATATAGACCACTGTAAGGTCTACACTATGGTCAGACAGATATTCTGTCATAAACCACTCTAGAAGGGGTTTACAAGACGGTACAGGTGTAAATGACGGTACGACTTCAATAGAAAACATAAGTCAATCCTTGATAAACAATTCTGGTACCCCAATTCATCATCCACATAAAGGATGCGATGAAGATTAGTTTCTCAGTGGTGGTCATCTCCTTTGTGTGTCTCCAGACACTATAAGACCCCGCAGGGTCGCTACGGGGTCTAGGTATGCCAGTTTGTCAAGTGGTCAGTTTCCTATGCGTTGACGGTGTAAGTCACCCAGGCCCTGATGTTGCGGTCGTAGACCACACTCCCATCTACGTGGGTACAACCCAGGTAAAGGTTAGTCGAGGTGTACAAGGCTCCTCCAACAACCCAAAACGCATTATTTCCAGTGGATATCCCTCTGTATTGCCATGCCGATCCTACAGATGTGACAGTTCCTCCCCCCGTAACGAATGGGATGCCATAGATAACAAGATAATCATCGACCGCTACGCTCGTAGCACTATCATTATAGTTAAAATTTATATACAGGGTCACTACTTTTCCAATCTTAACGTAACTACCCTCTTGTAAGAAACCCGAGGTATCTGGCTGAGATCCGTAGGTAGAGCCTGCCTTAATAGTCCAAGTGCCTTCCTCATAGTCATCAAGAATATGTGATGTTGCAGTAGTTGAACTTACGCCAACGGATTGGAAGTCAATACCAGTTCCTGATGTTGAGAATACTAGGTTACCATTGGTAATGTATAATGAACTTCCTGATGATACTTGTGTATCACCATTTGCAGTAATACGTAATGCTTCAGTATCATTAGTTCCTAATGTCAAAACATTATCAGAAGGGGAACTTATTGATGTTCCAGTCCCAAGGCTTACAACTCCATATGTACCGATACCACTGAAATCAGCAT